ACTTGACATTCGCACACCTGAAGAATGTGTTGCTTAATTACAACACCACAGAATTGACAATAAATCAGTTCTGTGCTACAATGTATTTTCTTTCTTAACTAACAGGAGTTTTTATGTTTTCTCAAACTAGTATCAACGAACATTCTGACGAAGAATTGATTGACTTGATTCAGCGTATTTCACAAGAAGTTGAGGACCGTTTATCTGATACAGATGACGCACTTGACTATGCAAATTCATTGAGCATTCTTGTTGACAATTTGCGTGATCGTTTGTCTGAACGTCTTGACGAAGAACAAGATCGTTAAAGTGTCCACAATAGCACAAATTTGACAATAAATCAAGTTTGTGCTATAATGATTACATCAGTTAGAGAAGCAGTCGCTAATCACTGATACATAACTAGGAGTTAAAAAATGACTAATATCTTAACAGCAACAGAAAAAGATAAACTTGATAATTTTTGTGAAACTTATCGTTTTAACGATGGCGCTGGTGACTTTAATGAAGCACAATTTGCTTATTGCTTAAGTAATATTGTTAATGAAAAGCGTTTCAATGAAGTTAATATTACATTAGCATTCAAGGATTTTGTAGAAGAACTTGAACGCAATGAGTTAATAATTATGCAGAATTATTATGCAGAATTATTAAATCGCAAAATCGCATAAAGTGTCCACAATAGCACAGAATTGACAATAAATCAGTTCTGTGCTATACTATGTATTCTTTCAATTAATAGGAGTTAAAAATGACTTATCTAACTAGCAAAAAACGAATGAGCAAATTCATGTATACAATCGGCCACGAACATGTTCTAGGCGGCATTTCTAAAGAAACACTTGACTTAGCAATAGCACTTGCTAAATCAATTGAAGCTGACGAAGCAAAACTAAAAGCAATTAAAGAAAAACAACAAGTGTCCGGCAATGACTAAACAAACATTATTTGAACAAATAAAGTGGGGGTGTAAAACACATCCCTGCGATATTGCACCTAGAGATTACATTGACGATGAAAATTATGTTGATGTTGATTCAGGCGAACGTCTTGAATCATTAAAAACTTATGTCATTGACAAAGGTTCTAACTGGGAATGGTTCTGTGAAATTTATAATTATAATCATTTAGACGAAAACGGTAAGTGGTAAATACACTATGAAAATCGCAATCATCACAAGTAGTCAACATGCAATACCTCACGGGGGTATTGGGCAGTTTACAAAAGCAATTACTGAATTGCTTCAATCACAGGGTCATGAGGTCCATCAAATCTTTGACAAGAAACCCAAAAACAAATTCTTGCTTGACGTAGGAGATAGACACTTCTACAATATACAACCTCTAAGGACCGAGCCAGGCGAGGACCGTCACAAGCAAGGTATTGACAAATCAAAGATTGAAAACTTTCGTAGTGTCATACAATCACTAGATGATTTGGAATATGACTATTATTTGGTCAACACTCCTGAAGCATTTGATTCAATCAATCAAGTTAAAACAAAGAGCAAGGTGATTCTATATACGCACTTGTTCAATCAGATATTTCCTGAACAAGCAGGCCGTAGTGTGTTTATGCCTGAGTATGTAGAACACTTCAATAGTTTCATGTACCAGAATCATATTGTCGCAACACAAACTGAACACAATCGTCAAAGATTGATTAGTCAGGGCGTGAAGAATTGTTTAGTAATGCCTATGCCAATGCCTGAACGTGACTTATTAGTGTCTAGTCAAGATGTTGAGAAGTCAGGCGTATTGTATATTGGTACACATAGTCCAGGTAAGAATCCTAGTGCTTATATCAAAACAATGGCCAAGTTGGGTCTACCTTGTAAAGTAATGACAAGTAGTAAAGGTAGACTAAAGTTTATTGAGAACTTTGCAAAAGCGGGCATTACTGATTACGACATTCGTGTAGGTATTACTGGTCGTGAAAAAGTAGATTTTATCAAAAGTTGCAAAGTGTCCTTCAACACTAGTTTATTGGAAAGTTATAGTTTTGCGTTTTTAGAATGTGTAGGTCATATGCCTGTTGTAGTGTTAGACAGACAGAATTGGACAGACAACTTTGACTCAAAATACTATCACAAGGTCAACGTGAGAAAAGCACATGAGGTTATAAGGTCCTTGTATGATAGTTCTTACAATGACGATGCACTAGATTACGTCAATAATTTGGACATTCTTGCTAAAAGTGCATGGTCCAATATTTGACAATAAATGGACCCTGTGCTATAATGATTACATCAGTTAGAAAAGCAGTCGCAATTCACTGATACTTACTTAAAGGAAACTTAAAATGACTACTATTACTACTACAACTACTATGGACGAGATTATGGCTTTGTATGAAAAAGCCCAATCTCAAGCAATGGAATCTGGGCTAGATGAGCAAGAGGACGGTGACGATCTCTTGGGATTAGAAGCAGAAATCTTCGAAGGTTTGCTAGGTAATTGGTTGCTTGAAAATCCACTATACATTCCTTTCTTCAAAGGTGATGAGGGTTGGAGAGAAGACCTCGAGGACTTGCTTCATATTGAATGGGAAGAATTTATGTCAAATGTAGAAGCATCTGTTGCTTAATTACAACAGCACAGAATTGACAATAAATCAGTTCTGTGCTACAATGATAACATCAACTTAACAAATGGATACAAAAATGACTAAAAAATATCTTTGCTTTGAGATTACTGACCCAAAAGTGTTCAATAATCTTATGAAATACGAACTCAATATTGATAACTGCCAAGAAGTTTTTACATATGAAATTGGCAAATATTTCAAGGGCCTGTCTTATTGGTGTGTGACTAATAACAAAGCACCAGAAATCAGTTTTGAGTTTGATAAGTTAAATTGTGTAAGTCAAAAAGATTTAACTGACAGAATTATTACGCTGGCCAGCTGGGCCAATGAGTTGGAGACAACAGAATGAAATACATTCTTTTAATCACATTAGCATTACTGACAGGTTGTGCATCAAACATTCAACGACCAAACTATGGTTACATGGTTCCTATGTGTCAAGGTTTTCACGACAGAGGTGACTTTGCTAATCATGCACAATGTTCACAAAGTGTCCGAAATATCGAGGCACACGTTGGTCAAACAATTATTATGGGCTTGATTAAAAGATGAAACTAAACTTCCAACTATTTGATAACTTTTGTGAAGCCGCTAAAAGATGTAACTTAGATGTGATATCTGGTAAAGGTCATCACACAATCAAACTATCTAATGGTCGCTACATTTATTGCTGGACACCACTTAATAAAATGTGGCAACTTTATAACTATTATGAGAATAAAGAATGGGATAGGGCACTCAAACATCTCAAGGATAACTTTGCCGATTTTCATTTAGAAGTTGGTGGCGATAACATAGAAGATATGAATATTGTTACTGAATGTTTTTGGGATATGACTTATGTAGATGATATCACAACTGACCAAATAGTCAATATCATTGAGATATTATCTGATGATGTAAAACTAAACAAGAAGTTAGTTTGGATGCGATTGAAACACGATTTAGAATAAGTGCGCCCGGGGGATACTTTTTAGATTTTGACACCCCCAACTCCGACTACTCTGGAACCGTAGTAGGCACGAAACGGTACATCTTTACTAAATACAATATGACAACAAATCAACATCAACAAGAACAGGAATTATTTGAAACATTCAAAAAGTTCTCAGACCTCTATCGTAGTAAAGTGGAATACACTGGCGAGACATTACGCACACTTGACCCCTTTAAATTACCTATGGATCCTAGTCACCCAATCACATATAAAGAAACAGAAGAAATCGCAATCAAAATGCCACGTGACGAATACGAAAGATTCCTAGCTAATTGGAGTAACTACATTGACTTGATGTATGTTGCAAATCATAACCCAATGATACGTGAAGAATTTCATAAAATACATATGTTGGTGCAGTTATTAAAATGAACATCCCTGACACTTGGAACACATTAAGTGATTTTACGAAGTGGTATGTTGATAACAACTACCCAATACTAGTGCCTGACAATGTTCAGGTATTTCCTACTGATGTAAGTTATAGCGTTTGCGTATTTAGGCGTGATGTATATCAAGTTGAGTTGTATATCGCAAAGCCTGAGTTTATGAGCAGTAAGCACTCGCACCCATTTGAGCAACAGATTATATTCTTAGGTGGTGACATGTGGGGCAATAGACAAAATGGTAGACTTGAACACTTGGGTGATAGTGACAAGAACAAAGTTGGAAACATATTGCCACCAAATCATTGGCACCAAGTTGGTAGCGGAATGCAAGGATTTGTATTCTACAATTGTCAGAAGTGGCCTAATGTAGAGTTGATGACTAGTGCAGTCGTAGAATATGGTGGCGAGAGTTTAGGTCCACTACATAAACAAATTATCAAATAAAAAAGCCCCTAGGAGAATGACTAAAAACTCTAGGGGCTAGGGGGAACGAACTTCTTATTTTTCTAACTAAACAAATGTAAAGAGTTGAATAAAGGAACATTTACCTTGGCAGGCTTAAATGTAGTAGGATAACTTGAATTATGCATTTCAGGTTTTCAACTCTTTACAAATACTATTTATCACAGTTGATAATAGACGAAATTATTCTGTAGTACTACGCAACTTCCACATGATCTTACCTAGATCATCCATCTGACCTTCAATAAAGTTAATTAAGCCATAACACTTTTCTTCAACTGCCATGTCGTGACATTCTTCATAATGATCCATAACTTTTTGGCTATCGTCAAGTAATTCTTTTACCATTGCTAATGCTGTTGGGCGTTCTGCACTATCCTTGATAGTACCTAGTTCCATAATGCGTTTTAAGCTGAATGGCGCAATTGCTTCTAATACACGCAAGTGCTCACCAATAGTATCTGTAGCATCATCAGCTAATTCGTATACTTCACCAAACAATTGATGATACTGAACGAAATCAGGACCTACAACATTAACATGAAAGCCGTGTGCTTTTACATAATATTGATAATTTGTTGCGAAAAGTCGCTTCATTGATTCTATTAATTTTTCCATTTTACTTACCTTGTATTGTATTTAGTTTATTTTCTATACGCTCTAACATCTTGTTTTGGTTATCCATTTGATTATGGACAACTGCTACTTTGGTTGCTAGTTCGTCAATCTTACTATTCATTGACATATAGCCAGTGCCACCGATTCCTAATGAACCGATGACTATCCAGCTTATTTGTTTAAGTGTGAATTCCATAATTATACCGCAGTATTATCGTGGATATAACTCCAACGATTATGTGTTGTGTCCCAGAACGCAATCATACCATTTGGATTACTACCTTGGGCACTATCACTAACTGCCGCTATCCAACCTATCTGTCCAGTGATTGCTGTTAATGCAGCCGCTGAATAATATGATAACTTCATAAAGTTATTACCACTATTATTAATAGTTACATTGTTGGCTTGAAAGTTATTGGCGTCTGTAATATTTGCACTTAAGTTAATTCTACCATTTAGATAACCTGTTGTTCCTTGTCCAACAGCATCAAAATCAAGTTTTATTCCAACATTACCGGCATTGTCGTTAGATGTAACGGTTGACTGAAATGCACCAACGCTTGTAGTTGTATTGTTGCTATTAACAATGAATCTTATATCCATTATCTTATCGTCGGCTACTACTGGCGCTGAAGTAAAGAAATCAGTTCCTCTAGCACGATACATATACATTGAACCAAAACGATTACTATTAGGAGCATATTGTTGGAATCTGAATGGACTGAAACCACTAGTAGTATCTACATTATTCATTGTAACACTAAATTGTGCATCAAACATATCAAAATTACTGTTACTAGTTTTATCACCATATAAATTGAACGCTGGTGCACCACCAGTAGTTTTAGTAATAAAAACATTACCACCTACAGTTGATAAATTACCACTTAATGTTGTAGCACCGTTTGCATAAAAGTTATGTGTATAATTTGTATTGCTATCACAAACAATCATTGTAAGACCAGCTGGTATGTTTGCGTTGCCTGTTGTATAAGTGCTATCAACAGTAGAACGAATAATTGGCAATCTGTTAGTTACAAACGCATTACCATTATGTCCTTGAAATACTAATCGTCCAAGCGTATCATTAGCCTGAACGCTTGCATTAGCATCACGATTACCACGGGCCTTACTGAAAGTAATGCCCTGTCCTTGACTCAAACTCGTAGGTTGGCCATAACTGAACATATTCAACATACTACCTGGCGCACTATTAGCACCGGGTATAATTTGTAGTTGACCACTTGAAAGAAAGTTGAAACTATTATAAGCACTTAATGCGTTAGCGTTTCCTAAATCACCATTCACACTACCTGTGTTAATTTGATATGATCCACTACCCCAAACAGCATTAGCGTTACCATTGATAGTTGTAGCATTTGCTGTTACAGAACTATACAATACATTACCCGTAGCATTATATGCAAGATAATTTTCACGCTTAATTATATCATTTGCTACTGCTGTAGTTGGTGCACCACTATCACCTCGTAATTTAACATAACTTGTTGATTTTGTAAGTGCTGAATTTCCATCACCTTGACCATTACCATAGTCTGCAACAACAAATAAACTGTTTGCTTCTAAATTAGTGTTTGCAGTTGTGCCTACTATAATACCAGTTGTATTAAATTGATTTGTTGGCAAACTTGTATTTGAACTTATAATGTTTAAGTTAGCAATGTTGCCAATTGCTGATGCATTGCCTGCGTTATCAGCATACCCTGCATTAGCCGCATACCCTGCATTAGCCGCATAAGTTGCGTTAGCAACTGTTCCAGTTACATTTGCACCAGTTAAACTGGTTAAACTTGATCCATTACCAATAATGTAATTACCAGTTATATTACCAGTAACACTTAAACTACTGCCAAAGATAGCATTAGCAAAACTTACATTACCGTTACTATAGAAGTTATGCGTTTTAAGTTGATTAACATTACCGGTTGTGTCATTAACTTGAACTTGCCATCCTAATGGTATGTTAGTAACATTGGCAGTGTAACTATTATCAACAATTGATTGAATTCTTGCAATACTATTTGTTTGAATAATTGATCCATTATAAGCAACAGTTAATAATTCCATTGTTGCATCATTTGGCTCAACACTTAATGGAGTAGTTGCGTTACCACGATATCTAGTTGAGTTGATACGCTGTGCGCCAGTATTACCACTACGACCATATGTATCAATGCGTAGTGCGTTCAATGGACCTTGTGCTGGTGGTTTTAATTGTGTAAAACCGTCTGCACGAATATCAACAATGTTTGCATTACCTGCTGTGCTAATTAGTATGTTAGCATTTGCTGTAGGAATACTAATGTTACTTGTGCCATTGATTAGATTACCAGCAAAGTTTGCGTAGTTTGCGTTTGCTATACTTGTAGATTCAGGAGCAAATATACCATTACCAAATAATACATTTGAACTAGAACCATCTAAATTGATATTTGCAATGTTACCAATGCCACTTACATTAGCCAATGCTACACTGTTTGCTGTGTTAGCTAAATTGCTATTGCCAGCATCTAATGCAAATGTTGCGTTTGCTACTGTGCCACTGACATTAGCACCTGCTACTGCATTAGCTGTCGTTGCGAATGTTGCAAGATTTGCAGTATTAGCGGCGTTTGCATATGCGGCATTAGCTACTTCGCCACTTACATTACTGCCACTTACATTGAAAGCAGTGCCAGCAAAGTTTGCGTAGTTAGCATTTGCACTTACTGTTGGAATAGCAACAAATGTACCATTACCCGTTAATAGATTTGCAACGTTACCATCTAAATTGATACTTGCAATATTGCCTGCGCCACTTACATTTGCAAGAGTTACGCTGTTTGCTGTATTAGCAACACCTGCAAAGTTTGCAAAGTTTGCATTGTTAGCAACTAAATTACCAGCAATAAGATTACCAGTAACAGTTAAGTTATTAACTGTTGAATTACCACTAACTGATAGATTACTTAATGTACCAAGACTTGTAATGTTAGGTTGATTGCTTGCTGTTACATTACCTGCAAAGTTTGCAAAGTTAGCTGTAGGAACATTACTTACAGTTCCAATTGCCGCACGACTAATCTGCACTTGCACATTAGATGGTGGTTCAATACTAACTTGAACGTTACCACTTTGAGTTACAATGATTTGATTAGCCATAATTTACAACTCCATCACTGTTAACTAAGAACAGTAAAAACACTGCTTCATCATATGCTGGTTGAGTTCCAACTGCAGGGAAGCTAATCTTAATTCTACCTGTGAAGCAAGCTGGTTCTGTTGCGTTGATATCTAGTTCTGGATCACCTGCGATGACAGCCCATGTAGCATCATCAAAGCTTAATGTAAATGTGCCTGCCGCATTTACTACATTTGTAATCGTTAGATTGATTGGGCTTGGTGAAACACGAACCATATTCATTGTGCCACTAGCTGTAGTCAATGCAAATACAGATCCAACTGTGTATGTTGGCGCCGCTCCACGTGTATCACTGATTGTGAATGTTGTGCTTGTTATAATTTCTTTAACATAGTATGTTGTGTTAATTACAACATTACCAAACACTACACCAGTGAATCTTACTGGCATACCAACGAACATATCGGCAGTACTTGTACATGTTAACACGTTTGTGCTTGTAGCTGTACTTGTGACTGCTGTAATCAGTGGAATAATAGGATAGTCGTGAATCTGAAAGTCTAGTCCAGTACGACTGTCGTGAAAGTCTGTGATTTCTCTGCGAATAATTTGTGCATCAATTGAAGCACCAGTTAAGTCTACTGGTGTTGTGCCAGTCTGCCAACCACTAGTGTAACTTGTGATTGTTGACCATTCAAAGTTCCAGAAATCTTTTTGATTGTATATTAAGTTTTGTGCGAGTATTTGAGCATCAAAGCCCGCAACTTGGTTCAGTGTATTTTGGGCAAACTTTGCCATAATGTTTTCCTTTGCTGTCTCGCATCTGACGAACAACTACTACCTCGCAATCGTTCGTGTGTGATAATGTATTTATGCTGGTATGATTAGAAAGAAACAGACGTAAAATATCCTCCCCACGTAGGCGTATTACTAAGTTTATAAATGCTTATTGCAAATCTTGCTGTTACGGATGCGGCGGGGCTTGAGCCACTACCGGTAGTAGTGATGACGTTGGCTACTATTCCTCCGGCGGTACCACCAGCTGTATTAGCAATTATTCCGGCAGGGGCTACACTCATAAATGATAGAAAACCAGAGGAATAACCACCGCCGTTGGCCGCATCAGTAAGGAAATTGGTATCAGAACCAGCCAGTAGATTCACATTCGATCCATCTATCTGTATAACGTTTGCCGCTTTAATATAAGCTGTTGTTTGTCTAACAGTAAAAAATGGTAATGGTGGTGATGAGATGGCAGGCTGAGTGACAGTTTGATGATATATAAGAGTTATTTTATCTCCTGGCAGCATCAATGAATTCAATGTAGTAGTCGCATTACCTCTAATATTAAAAGACATGCCAACCTGGACATTTGAATTTGCAGTAGTAGAACCGTTAACGGCATTTGAATTAAATATAACCGTTCCATCAAGTACATTCAAATTATTAAATGATGAATTTGGATTTAAATTTACAAACTGTCCTTTTGTTATAAAAATATTAGATGACGTAGTTGGTGTAGTAATTGTTGCAGTTAAATTACCAGTTACTACTAAATTGACCGCTGTCAATGTATTAGATGTGCTATTAAATGTTAAGCCTGCGCTACCACCAAAGTTCCCCGCATTATTATATTGAACCTGTGTATTGCTACCACCTACAACACCATTACCAGTGGTAGTACCATTAACCCAATTTAAATTACCTGCGCCATCCGTCTGTAAAAAATAACCATTAGTCCCACCTGGTATACGTAAATTAGCTACATTTGAAATATAAGTATTTGATCCAGTAAAATTAGCATTATTTGTAAAATTAGTAGTTCCATTTAAATTTGCAGTACCATTAACCGTTAATCCAGTTAGTGTACCCAACGCTGTTATATTAGATTGTGTGGATTGAATTACATAATTAGCTAGATTTGCATTACCACTAGTGTTGGCAAAATTTGCATTTGCTACCGTGCCAGTAATATTTGCCGCTTGAATATTACTTAAATTATTACCTGAGCCAATAAAATAATTAGCATACAATGCATTACCAAGATTTGCATTACCTGTAACACTTAAATTACCAACGTTGGCGTCCCCGCTTACTGATAAGTTAGAAAGAATTCCAACACTAGTAATATTTGGTTGAGCATTTGATACTACAGTTCCCGCAGTAGTTGCATTAATCGTGCCAATAATTGCACTTGCTTGAATATTAGTTAAATTGTAGCCATTGCCATTAATATAATTACCAGTAACGTTACCAGTAGCACTAATTAATCCAGCTGTATTGATATTACCAGTAACATTGGCATAACCGTTAATATTTGCACCTGTACCAGTGATTACTATAACATTGCTATTACCAGCAACACTCATATTAATATTGCCATTAGCTACAGGAATAGAAACACTACTATTACCATTGCTAATACTACTTTCTCCGCCGGTCGCTGCCGCCCATACTAAATTGCCAGCACCATTTGTCTGCAAGAAATAATTTGCCGTGCCACCAGTAATATGTAAATTACTTACATTGCCTAATGATACATTTGCGCCAGTAAATGATACATTACCAGATGCAGTTAAATTACTAGTGGTTAGTGTATTGCCAACGTTAGCATTGTTAGTAACGTTAGCATTGTTTATTGTAATGTTTGCTGTATTAGAAACATTACCTGCTTCTTCAGCGTAAGGGACGATGTATGTAAATGCCATTTATTTTATCCTTAAGGATTTAGTTTTTGCTGTTTAACTGATAATGTTCCGTGAAACATAGTTAGATTTGATCCGAGCGTAATATTTCTAATCATGTAACCCCATTCACTAATGCCTGATCCGTATACGGAGCTACCACTAGCCCAATCATTAATTGAAATATGTTGTGGATATGGTTCTTTAAAACCCATAAAATATGTTGATAATGATCTAGATTGCATTTGAATCAGTCCACTCGTACCAGTAAACACTGCATACCTACAAATTTGAAATTGAATATTATTTACATCACCTAAGAATCCTAATGTGGCCCACAATTGTCCAATTTCAGTAGATAACAAATTATCACCACTTAAATCAACATAGATTGCTTTATACCAACCATTAGTTCCCTCTGGTGACACAAGTTCAACTTGATCTGCATCGGGAGTCCATGAACCGGTACTGGTTGCTCCAGTACCTTGATACCAGGGAAATACATTTGTTCCGCTTATTGTTGTACCAGGAAATATTAATGGAATGTTTCGTACGCCAGTACTGGTAACTAGTATAGGTAAATTTCCATTTCTGGGATCAAAGTTACTATAGGCCAAGAACCCGGCGCCATTTGGCTGCATATCATCATAAGTAATACCGCCTACGTTACCAGCTGGATCAAAAGGAGTTACACTAGGGCCTACCCAATTGAATGAAGCACTACTATTACTTTGCCTACCTGCTAAATCATTACGTGCAGTACTTGACCAATAATATGTTCCTGGATTTAAATCAGCAACATTAATTGTAACTGTTGAATTTGCAGTATATAATGTACCATCACCAGTTTGAACACTACTATAGGATTTATGTGTTGATACATTACTTGTATTGCCATAATTAAAATCCATATATAATGTTGATCCAACTGCAGGTATATTACTACTAACTGTAAAATAATTAATAGCACTGTTAGCAATAGCTCCATTAGTTATAATTGGAGTTGATGGCTTATCAAAGATATTTGGGTCACTCAATCCAGTATTAGCTTCTGGAACAAAATCTAATAGTGCATTGTCAGCATATATTGAACCATTATATTCAAACGCTGTAATTCTTGCACCTAAGAATCCATCACTAGTTTTTGTTTCTTGTACTTGTGATACACGGAATAGTTTATCAGTCCAACCATATTCTGCTAGTGTAACACGCACAACATCACCTGCTACAACTTGTATGCCGCTATAGTCTAAATTACAAACGATTGTTAAATCCTCACGACTTTGCAGTAATCTACGCACACCCAAATATACTGCACGAATGTAGTTATTGATTTGTGGGTATTGGACAACTAATCTGTTGTCTGGTTCATTAGGACTTAATAAGCTTGGGTTATACCAAGCTGTACCAACTGTAGTCAAGTCAACTACTTTGTAATCTGTTTGGTCATTAATGTTTGCATTTGGATACTGTACTTCTAAACTGTTATATGTTTGATTTAAGTCTAGTGGATTGATATCAATGCCACCAATCAATACTGAACTATCAACACTGTACAAATCACCTATTACTCCACTGTATGGCTTGTTCATAACAATAGTCCACTTACCAGTCAATTCACTGTATTGCAACCAACTATCGCAAGCATCAGCTAATTGTTGAAGATTGGCTAAACAATTGTCACCAGTGTTGACTGGACCATCGATACGATATCTTGGTTGTGTAGTACTGCCGCCGCCTACGGGTATGTAAGTAATTGTTTGGTCACTGTATACATCCAATGCTGTTAAACTAGCTGTATCGATGTTTGCTACATTAATTGCACATCCATATACAGTGTTAGTCATGTAATCTAAGAATACTGCACCTGGTTTAGTTAATGTATTAATAACTTCAACACTCAATCTTGGCATTTGTTGAGCATCTTGTACGTCTTTGTTATAGATAACTTTTACAACAGCAAAACAAGTGTTTGTCATTGTATCTGTACTTGTCCATCTATCTGCAACTGGAATGCCAGCATCAGACAATATTGTTATAGCACTTGTGCCACCTGTGTTAACACCGCTACTTGATCCATTAATAAATCCATATATATATGCTTGACCATTAATTGTTGTATCTACTTGAGGGGGTGTAGCGTTTGTTGTTAGACTTATTATTTTATTGTTAGCACCATAGTCTCCAACTCCTAGTGTAACTTCTTTACCATTCCAAAAGATTTTACCAAAGCTCATTGTCCCACTACTTGCTTCACATAAACTAAAAACATAATACATTGTCTTTTGGTCGGTTGTAATCTTAGCGTCTGTAACTGTAGGTGCCAAGAATGCACTACCATAACTTACTGCAAGCTTATTATTTGTTGCTGGGCCTAATTGAACACGTGCGCCAACGTCACTTGCACCTGCGCTAGATTTATTTGCTCTATTAGCAACCAATGAACTAATAGCAATCGTAACCATTGTACGAACTACAAATGCACCTATTGAGGCGGCTGCCGCGGCACCAAATCCTACTGCTGTTGCTAATGCTGTAGCGCCAGCGGCGATTGCTGTAAAAATTGGCATCTTAAATACTCCAAGTTGTTTCTATGGGTTTCAAACCAAATCTACTATAATCTAGTTTTTGACCTTCCATCTGGCTCATTGTATAGTTAACAATGACACCATTATCTCTTAATTCATCACAGTGTTCAACATACTTTGCAAGCAATCTATAGCCTGCAGTTGATCCACGATATTCTTCTTCTACCCAATAAGCAATCTCGCTCATTATAAGTTTGTTTGCATCCCACATAAATGGTGTTTTAATTGCTAACAACATACCGGTTAATCTATTATCTTTCTCACTAACGAATGCAACACCTAATCCAACGATGATCGCTGTAAGTATTTTCATTCCTGTTTCCTCGTTCTCAACAGTTAGTCCTTTAATTGCACCACTGTCTCTATAGTGACGCAACATCTCTGCTAATTGAGGTATGTCAAATTTATTTGCTAATCTTATTTTCATTTGTTAATATCCGCCGCCTGTGTTTGTATTTGTATCTTGTGATATTTGACTTGCATCTGTTGCAGCCTGGCTTTGTGTAGTAGCAACTTGTACTGGTGGTTTACCAAAGTCAAACGCTCTATCTGCTAAACTTGGAATACGATCCATACTAGTATCAGTTGGATTATATTCTTTCCAACTCTCACTATTTGTTTTACGTCCTGCAATACGATTTTCTAATACACTCTTAAAACTACTTGCATTTAATGTAATTGTGAAGTTGTCATCATTGTCTTGACGTTCTTCACTAATTTGGTAGTTGGTAACGATACCAGTAAATCTTTGTGCATTGCTTGTAAGATTATAAGTGTTATCATAGAAACCTCTTGTAATTTCTAATTTACTACCACGAATTAACGAGCCTAATACAATAGCCATGTTGTTGCCATCGATACCACTTAAACTTAAACTTGTATCTGCACTGGTAACACGAATGTCACGTTGTTGTACGCCAACTGCAAGTAAGCCACCTAGTGGTGTATAATCTTGACCATTAATGTTTTCAGTCTTATAACTACTGCTGAAAGTATAGACATTGTTGTTTGCTGTGTTACCATACTCATTGTAAACTGTTAGTTTAACAAACTCAGCATTGTTTACTAATGACTTGTTATTGGCTACTGCTGGGATGTTATCCATTATGCGTCTCCCACAAACTCATACAAGGTAAAGCTATCACTAAACTCAAGCAATGCATTGTTAGTTGTAGTAGTACCATTACCAACGTAACCACCAGGGATTAATTTATATGTTGGCATGTTAGGGCAGAACATGTTGAACTGACAATTGTTACCAACGATGATACCTTCGCCGGCTAATGTACCAGTTAGTATGTTTGGTCTGCTTGTAGTTACAACAACTGTTGAGCCAGCTCCACGCAATACTTGTGTTGTACTAGTGAATGGGTAAGGATATTCATTCAATGATCCAATCTGTATCAAATCGTTTTGTGCAAATATAACTGCTGTACTTGCCGCAGTTATGCCACTAACGTTTAATGTAAGTTGGTCTCCAACAAAGCTTGTTACTGTAATTGTGTTTAGTTGTCCTGCAGTCATTGCACCTTGATAACGAAAGATCCAGCTTAAGCTTGGTAAGTTGCTGAATGTAATTACTTCTGGAGTAATTCTATCTAACAAGTCTAGTGCTTCCATTAAGTCACGTGCTTGACTATATCTAAAACGATTAGTCATATCAAGCGTAAACTTCCATGGATTCTTAGTTGGTGTCTGACTAACACGAGGAATTTCATTTCGTGTATATTGTATGCCAACAACTTTACGACGGTCAATATTGATGCCGTTGCAGTAATTTAATATTGTTTGTAACCCTGCCATACTATTCCTTATCTATAACTTAATTCTTTTTGTGCTAATTGCACTGAACCAAATAGTGTTCTACGATTCTCAGCGAATAACTGAGCAACTGATCTACTATCTATGGCACTGATATTGTTTGTAATGTATGTGTTTGTAATCGGAGCACTGACTGCACCACTAGCAACAGCTTTACTGCCCATTTGATTGTTAGGTATAATCTTACCTGCGCTTGGTGGTACAAACAATTCAGGACCTTGTTCACCAACAACGTATGGCTGTCCACCTTTAACCGGTCCACCTTCTGCTTTGAATAGTCCACCAAACAAATCAGTTAACCAACCACTCGCCGCACTAGCCGCTTTTGCTGCCTGTTGTTTTAGCATCATCTCTAAAATCATCTGACCAAAACTTCTAGCTAGATCGCCAAAGCTAACCTTACCTGTTGTAACTAACTGATGTATAGCTTCATTCATTTTACTGAACAATCCTAATGTAGCTTCTTCTGCTAACTTGATTGGATCCATACTACGAGCAATTTGATTCATTGCTTTACTAACACCCTCTGCAACATTATCCCTATTAGCAATTGATTTTTTAGTAGCTTCTTCTTCTGCCTTTGTTCTGTCTTGGTAATATTTTTTATCTGCCGCTAATCGTATCATAAGGTCATCGATGGCTGCTTGATTGTTTGCGGCTTCTGCTATTTTTAACTGCCCCTGTAAATCAATGCGCTTACGTTCTTCTTCATTTTTTAAACCCAATATTTTTAATGCCAATTGGTCTTCAGCAGTAATAGCAGTACCAAATTGTATTTGTTGTTGCATTAACTCTAATTCTTTTTCACGCTGAGATATCATTGTATCTGTAGCTACGCCCATTGTAAATTGCTGAATAGCTTGCAATCTATCGTATTCTGCTCTGTTTAAGTTTAATGTTGCTGTTAATTGTTGTGACTTAAGGGCAATCTGTTCTTTATACTGTCCAATAATAGCTTGATTGCCACCATTCTCTTTAGATTGCTCAACAAGAATTTTACCTTGTAAATCTTTAACA